CTTGTCTTTTCGCTTGTCTTTTCGCTTATAGATATCTCTAACTTTTTATCTCCTGCCCTTGTACGAATATTTTCACCTTCAAACAACTCTTTGCGAATATCTGCTGTGCTCAGATCCCCATCGGCCTGTAAATTAGATTCCACTGTAGACATACCAGCAATTCCTACTAGGTTGCCATCTTTATCAATATTTTGTGTAAGTTTGTTACCGCTCTGCTTTGCTTGCTTTTTATTTTCTTCGATCGCCTTTCTTTTACTTTCAAGGATCCGCTTTTCAAATTCTTGGCGTGCTTGTTTTTCATTCTTATTCTTCTCATGCATTAACTGATTTAATTCCTCTTCAAGATATTCGACACGCCCTGTTTTATAGGCTTCGGGATTCCATGGCATCCAAACGCCACAAGGACCCACATATACATCATGATGAGGATCAACTTCGCGAAGCATCTTGCAACGAAGTTCGGCTTCGGCCTGAGTGGGATAGGAGCCGCGGATCTTTATTCCCCGTGTATTAGTTTGAAAATTATTCGTTTCATTAAATGTTTTTTCCAAATCTTCTTCTTTCGCATCTAAAAAATTTTTATAATCATCAAAAATAGTTGTTTTTACAAGTTCATCTTGCTCCGTATTTAAAAATTCCTTAAAATCTGCCATTAACTTATCAAAATCTAATTCCCATTTATATGCCAAAAAATTAAGAAATTGGGTAAATTTTTGGACTGATTTAGTAAAATCCCAGTGTTTTAGGAATTCTTCAAAAAAATATATTTCTTTTTTTTTAATCAACTTTTCCGGACTAATAAAAGAAATACATGTGAATTTCTGTCCTGCAATAGCCTTATCTTCATCTAACAAATCTATATATTTAGGATTGTCTGTTCCATCTGCATTTTTTTGCCGTTCAAAACTAACTTCTTTAGACATTTATAACTTTTCTATAGATTTCCATTTAAGTTTTTTTATAGATAAATAATATTTTTTTCTTCTGAAATAATATAAGCATGTTTGGAAACTTAGGCAGCGTTTTTGATCTTGGCGAACTAGTTCGGCGTGTGGTTAAATATTTAGTAGAAGGTATCATGGTGGCAATTGCGGCTTATGCTATACCAAAACGATCATTAAATCTGGATGAAGTTATGCTTATTGCACTCACAGCTGCTGCTACATTTAGCATACTTGATACATATGTTCCCAGTTTAGCGGTAAGTGCTCGTTCTGGCGCCGGTTTTGGTGTTGGTGCTAATTTGGTAGGATTCCCACGTATGTAAAATAGTATACACTCAATTCTCCCTGAATATCTATACTTTTAATATAAATATTCAATATAATGAAGAAAATATTATTTGCAATCTTATTTCTTATTTTGATAAATGGTCTAACTTTATGTAGAAGCAAGAGCAGCATGATTAGTAAATTATTACGCCAAACAGCCCGATGGGCCGTAGCTGCACGCCAAGATAACAATGCGATGATTTCTATTCTGCACGCTAATTATGCAGCTGGCTATCTTTGGGCCTTGAAGGATATAGCAAGTAAGGCAGAAATCGAAGCTGCTACTGGGGTCGATCTTAGACATTTTGAACATGAAATTATAAAAACACAGGAAATGGCAACAAAGAGAGTTATTAAGAGCTGTCCAGATTTCGCCCCACCATCTTCGGCCTTGACTAGAATTGCAGGTGAAGGAATATAACACACGTTCAGTATGTGTGGGGGAGGTTTCCTGAATTTTACTACTGATATTATATCCTTTATTTTACATCCAATATATATATTATGAAAAAACATATATATATATATTTACTTATTCTGATTAGCATCATACATATTGGGGGAATAGTATTTCAACCAACATACGAACATTTCCCAAACACACAGAATGTGGTTCTTTTAGGAGATAGCATACTAAATAATTCTGGCTATGTACGATCTCAATATATAGTAGGTAATATAATCAAAAAAACATACCCAAAAACCATTGTTTTGGCTGCTGACAATGCTACTGTATCTTCTACCCGTAACCAAATACACGCTCTACAACAATATCCCCATTTAAATACATCCAATACCTATCTATTTCTCTCCGTGGGAGGAAATGATATCCTTCAATTAAGCTCGACCTTTACGATTGAGATGTTATTTGAACAATATAAGAAATTAGTTGCTAGCATACTTGCTTCTTTCAATAAAACTCATCTCCGTTTAGTAAATATATACTATCCCCATTCTAGTTCTTACCAAAAATATCATAGGGCCATTGAAAAATGGAATCTCATGCTAGCTACCTTTGCTATGCAACAAAATCTGGGTATTATTCTTCTGGATAAAAATCTACAGGATCCTAATGATTTTATTATGGATATTGAGCCTTCGCAAAAAGGGGCAAAGATGATTGCAAAGATGATTGTTCGAAATGTATAATTAAATGGTAGATATAAATTCCCAATTTAATTCTTTGCATATTTTTTTCCAAATTTCATCTTGTTCTATACGCTTAACTGGATCTTTTAACATTGGAAAATAGGGAAGAAAAATAGTTTCCCCCAACAATTCGCACATTTTGTATAATACATAGTAATAATTGAGAAAGTTAACTCTATCATCAGGACAATGTTTTGCATATGGACGTTGTATATCCATGAAAAGATTGCACAATCGTTCTTCAAGTTCCTGACTCATAATGGGCGGTTTAATACCCAGCTTATCCTTTATAAAGGGGATATGCTCATAGTATTTATTATAGCCTAATTTTTTTAGAATATCTTTTGCCCGTTTATTTGTCATTTGTTGTAGACTAATTCTCTCTTTTTTTATCTGAAGTTTTATTTTATCTAATACTTCTTGTGGAATTTGAGTTGTTTCCTTTGCCTGAAATTGTGCTAATATTTCTCTAAAATGATTTATACGTTTATAAGCATAAAAACATACTTCTTTTGGGGGTTCTTTATATGATGGTTTCTCATGTTCAACTAAATATGCGGTTCGATGGGCACATTTATTACATATCATTACACCTTCATATTCAACGGGGATTAACTCGCCGTTGCAGTTCGGACAGTTTTCATAATTGTGCGAATAATTATGAATATTGAGGAATGTTTCGTCAATATTAGATAGATATTGTTGTGTAGTATTAATTTGGTCTTTTTCACAGTTCTGTTTTATTTTCTTTTTATCAAAAAAAGAATGTAGCACTTTCACTTTATTATCCAGGTCCTCCGTTATCTTTTTTTTCTTTTCAAAATAGTCAAACACAAACTGGATATTATCTAATAAATAGTCTTTCTTTTTCTTTTTATTTTTTCTAATATTTATTGTAATATCTTTTAATTGATCCGCGAATATAAGGCGTTCTTCAATTGTAAGATTATGATCTGTGAGTTTTGTTAAGATATTAGCTTTCTCTTTTTCGAACTGTGGTAGTATTATATTCTCTATATTATCAAATTCGGCCATTTTTTCATTATGTTTATTATCAAGTGTAATAATTGATTTATTACAGCGAGAAATCTTTTTGTTTGCTTTTGGTTTAAAAGCAGGCATATAGTTTAGATAGAATTTAAATCCTTAATTATATTTTTCTGTAAATGCACTAAATGGGTTTACAATAACTTGATATTTTCTCTCCTTTTTCTAGATGGATATTCATATACATACCGATAGATCGCATGAGTTGGATCCATTAAAATTACAAAAGATGGCTTTTCTATACAATGCTTTAGAAAATGGATGGACTGTTAAAAAAAAGAAAGATCTCTATATATTTTCTAAAAATCATGGAGGTAAAAAAGAGGTATATTTAGATAACTATCTCAAATGCTTTATGAAGGAGAACTTTGATATTGAAAAACTACTAAATAATTAAATAATTAAAATGTCAATCTACTTTATTTTTTTTTCTTTAGCAATAGTATAACATGGGAGGAGGATTAATGCAACTCGTCGCTTATGGCGCACAAGATGTCTATCTTACAGGTAATCCCCAGATTACCTTCTGGAAAGTAACGTACCGTCGCCACACTAATTTTTCGATGGAATCGATCGAACAAACATTCAATGGTCAAGCAGATTTCGGCCGCCGGGTACAATGCACTATCTCGCGGAATGGTGATTTAGCTTACCGAACCTACCTTCCGGTAACACTTCCTGAAATTGGGCAGGATCAGTGCTGTGCCCCACAACCTTGCTCAAAAGTATATGCCCGCTGGCTTGATTACCCAGGTGAGCAGCTGATTTCGATGGTGGAAGTTGAAATTGGTGGGCAACGTATTGACCGTCAGTATGGTGACTGGATGCACATCTGGAATCAGCTGACTCTTACCGCTGAACAAGAGCGTGGATACAATAAAATGGTGGGACAAACTTCGCAACTGACCTACTTGATCGACCCTTCATTCGCTGACGTTGACTCGGCCTGTGCCAACTTGTCGGTGCCGGCCGCAGTTTGCGCACCACGTAACGCTCTGCCAGAAACAACCCTTTACATTCCGCTTCAATTCTGGTTCTGCCGCAACCCTGGGCTAGCTCTACCGCTTATTGCTCTTCAGTATCACGAGGTCCGCATTAATCTTGAACTCCGTCCGTCCGATGAGGTTCTTTTCGCCGTCAGTGATTTAACGGAGCAGGAAGACGACGCCAAAGCAATGCAGACGCCGAACATCGAAAATGGATCCTCGGTAAAAGATTCGGTCTCCTATCAGAAGTCCTTGGTGGCGGCTTCCCTCTACGTCGACTACGTATTCCTGGACACTGATGAACGCCGCCGTATGGCGCAGAATCCGCATGAATATTTGATTGAACAACTCCAATTCACTGGCGATGAATCTGTTGGTTCCTCGAGCAACAAGATCAAACTTAACTTTAATCATCCATGCAAGGAACTGATCTGGGTTGTGCAGCCTGATTCCAATGTCGACTACTGCTCGTCTTTCTTGAAAAATACCCACTTGAACAAGGCACTTGGCGCCCAGCCTTTCAACTACACAGACGCTCTCGATGCTCTGGTTAATACGATCGCTGCCTTTTCGGGTCCGGCTGGGGTGTATTTGGACGGCGACGGGAAGTTTGATGGCAATGGGGCTTTCATCGACCAAGATGCAGGTGGGATGTTCCAGGATCCAGGAGCAGATACAAATGCCGAGATCGGCTATCAATGGGGCGACTATGCCAACCATGACCACACCTGGGGTGTTCAACGGCCGACGACGGCTGCTCCAAATGGCGACAACTTCTACGGGGTCGGCGACCCGAACGAAAGCAGCGTCACCTGGGGCGGCAGCGGCTGGGGGAAGGGCACGGCCCCCGGCTACCACGGCTACGCCGCCGCTACCGCGTATCATTTTG